TCCACTCAAAGATGTGGTAGACTTATTTGGTATTGATATGAGTGAGATTAACTTCTTAAGTATTGATACAGAAGGTAGTGAACTATCCATTCTAAAATCTTTGAAGGGTATGATTAGTAAGTTTGAGTATATTGTATGTGAATACCATACTCACGAAAACTATATTGGTTGTCCTATGGTTGATGAACTTATTTCATATGTTAAACAGTTTGGTTTTGAAGAGGTTACCCGTTCAGACTCAGGTGAGGAGTGGGGTGATATTCTATTTAAAAGAAAATAGATTATGGCGGAATATCAATATGTTGGAGTATTAAAGGAGAAACAAGAAGTTAACCTAACAGATAAAACTGTTTCGGTCATCTTAGCAGGTGGACTGGGTAACATTATGTTCCAAATGGTAACAGTCCTTTCATATTGTAAAGATAAAGGTTTGGACCCACTGTTGGGTTATTGGACCAGTCATCAGACGGAGAGTTCACGTTGGTCTAAAAGACTAAATAGATATGCTCGTAACCACCACTTTGAACCGTGGGGTGGACATCCGATGAAAGAGAAGGCGATATCTATGGATGACATATTCCCAAAGTTGCCGTGGTTCAACAGTAGACCTAATGCTTTTGATTGGTGGTTTTATCAAGACACTGCCTATGATTGGGACACTGGTAAAGGTGGGGTATACTACGATTTAGATGAAGTGGTTCAAACACCTTTTTTAATGCAAGGGTATTTCTTTAACTACAAATACTGGCACCACAACAGAGAATATCTTTTGGATATGTTTACCTTAGATAAGGAGTATTCACAGTGGTTGGACTTTCATTATAAGCCTTATTTTGATACTGATACTATTTCGCTACATTTACGAATGGGTAGTGACCATGACTTTATGGAACCTGATACCGTGCCCTCTGAATGGGTTTATAAGAAATTAAACGATTTAATGGGTGATGATACACGTGTGTTGGTGTTTTCAGACAATTTAGGGCGTGCAAGAAAGATGATTGAGTCTTTTGATATGTCGACGTGGAGGTTCATTTATATTGACGAGGACGCGTATGTTTGCATGGAGTTGATGTCTCGTTGTAACAAACATATTTTATCTAACTCGACCTTATCTTTTTGGGGTGCATACCTTGATAAAGTGGAAAATAATCCCCATACTTATTTACATAAATCATTCTTAAAGAATCACCCGAAGGAGATGATTCCTTATGAAAACTGGAAAATTGAAGATTATGAAGACGATTAAAAAAGGAAACGAAATTATTAGAGCTGAAGACACTCAAGCAGAGAACATGGTTCGCATTGGTGGATGGGAATACTGTGGAAAAGAAGAGTGGAAGAAGACTCGTAGAACTAAAACTACAAAAAATCAAACTTCAGATTTGGAGGTTGAGGAAATTAGTGATAACTTGTCCGATAAGAAAAAGAGAAAACTCAGAAAAGAAAATAAACGCAAGAAGTATGAATCAAAGTAAGGAAACTGTCCGTCTGTTAGAAGGTAAATTACGTTTACCAATTCACATTAATTACATTTCACAATACATTCTTAAACTTCCGATTGAGGAAACTCGTGAAGTGTTAAATAAAATGATTGAGGAAGGTAAGATTGTTGAAAGCAAATATGCCTCTGACTACTATGTTTTAAAACCACAAGAGTAAGATGAGTAAAGAAATGGTTAATCACCCTGACCATTATGGTGGTCAGGAAAACCCTTATGAGGTTGTAAAGATTGCGGAAGCAACAGGATTGGATAAGGATGCGTACCTATTCAACGTTCTTAAGTATATAGTTAGGAGTGGGAAGAAAGATGACAACCCACCAGTTCAGGATTTGAAAAAAGCGTTATGGTATTTAGACCGACGTATTAAAACATTAGAAGTGTGATAGGTTTTTTATTGAAATACCTTTTTATCGGAGCTTTTGTCGGTTTTATTTTGGAGACTTTGGTTGATAAGATTACAGACCAAAGGTTCACAGGTGGAGAGAGATTATACATTATATTATTGTGGCCCTTATCAATTGTAGTATTATTATATGGGTTTTTTAACAAAGGAGAATGAAAGAGATGAAAGATATTATTGGAGACATTCACTGTTCGGAGTCGGTGAAGTTTATGAATGAAATGCCGGAGAAGTCGGTTGATTTGATTGTCACCTCACCACCTTATGGAGTTGGGATTGACTATGACAGTTGGGACGACGATAAATACTTTGACGAGTACATAAGGTTTACTCGTGAGTGGCTTAGTGGTGCGTATAGAGTCTTAAGAGACGACGGTCGTATCGCCGTTAATATTCCTTACGAGATAAACCGTCAGAAGAAAGGTGGTCGTATCTTCTTCTCCTCAGAGATTTGGCAGGTGATGAAACAACTGGGTTTTGGATTCTTTGGAATCGTGGATTTGGAAGAGAGTTCACCACATAGAAGTAAGACGACTGCTTGGGGAAGTTGGATGAGTCCATCAGCGCCATATATCTATAACCCAAAAGAGTGTGTCATCTTAGCATATAAGAACGTTTCTAAGAAGCAGGTTAAGGGAACACCTCAATGGAAAGGTGAATATCAAATGGTCCCAAACGAGAAGATTGAAGGTGAGTTCAGAAAGAAGTTGGTATACGATGAGAAGGATAAGAAAGACTTTATGTCGTTGGTATTCGGTCAGTGGAACTATTTTGCAGATACACAACAAAAGACCAAAGCAACATTCTCATTGGATATTCCATACAGAGCCATCAAAATCTTATCCTACAAAGAGGACCTGGTATTTGACCCATTCATTGGTTCAGGGACGACCTGTTTAGCCGCTGAGATGTTGGGAAGACCGTGGATTGGATGTGATATTTCATCCAACTATGTTAAGGTTGCCAAAGATAGGATTAGAGAATATCAGTTAAACCAACAACAACTTGAGATTGTAGTTGACGAAACCTCTTCATAAGAAGGGGTTTTTTCTTATATGTAATATTTATAAGAAAAGATTTTTTATATGCGACCATACCGTATACTCAAAGAGGAGAGAGAAAGAATACTATCTTTACATGAGAGTGCTACTAAACATCAGTATTTGAAAGAGTCTGAGGACGTAGGTAGTGATGCGACTGTGATGAGAGCGTCTCAACAATTTTGGGATATGATTAAGGAGTTTGAGGGTTTACCTAACAAAAGAAAGAACGGTGTTAAGGTTCCTGCGTTAAAGTCGTATAAAGACAGTCGTGGTATTTGGACCATCGGTTATGGTCATACAGGTATTCATAGTGGAACAAAGGTAACTCCTGGTATGAAAATTAGTGAGACCGAAGCAATAGCACTGTTATACGAGGACGCTAAAACCGCTGCCGATTGTGTTAGAAGAATGGCGAACGAATGGAAAAATAAGGGTGTTAATTACACATTTACTCAAGGTCAGTTTGATGCGTTGGTGTCGATTGTATTTAATGTTGGGTGTGATGGTATGAGAACCTCAGAATTTATCCAAGAACTTAAAAAGGGTAACGACAAAAAGGCAGGTGAGATGATTAAAACTTTTGCTCTAACAGGTGGTAAAGACCGTAGAGAGAAAGAATCTGAAATATTTTTATCATAGTATTTTCGTAAAGAATTAGTTAGTTTTTTATTTGTATCGTATTTATAAATAAAAAATATGATAAAATCAGTATGGAAACCAAACTATAATAAAGGTAAGGTAATTTACTATAGTTTAATTGGTGACGACCCTTCAATTTTATCTGATATGAAGGGTAAGACGGCATATAAGGTTATATGGACTTGTGATGATGAAAATTGTAAAACTCCAGATAAAATACATTCAATAAACGCGTCACATCTTACAAAGAAAAAAATGTCGACCGACACTCAAATATGTCGCCCATGTCAGTGTAGTGGTGATGGTAATGGTAGATATGGTGACAATAGGTCTTGGGAGGAACTTTTAGGTAAAAAAAGGAGTGAAAATTTAAAAGAGATGTATCGTGAAAGGTGGGTTGGTGATGATAATCCATCTCACCGTGAGGATGTGAAACTATCTAAAGGTCAAACAATCATTAATAAAGAAACTTTACCTAAAATCATTGACGGTCTTGGTTTTACTTTACTTAAAATAAATGAGTTGAGTGGTAAGAATAGTGTTATTACCATTAAATGTAGTCAAGGTCATATTGCGAAAAAAAAGTATCACAATATAATTAGGAAAGGTAAAAAATACATATGTGAGAAGTGTTTTTATAGTGACATCAGTTTGAATTTAACGGATGACGAGTTAAACGATATAGTTAAATATAAAAGGCAAGTAAGGGCTTTAACTGCCAAAACATATAAGAAGTATAAGTCAGAAATAAATCCTGATAATTTACCGATAGGGAGGGGTAAGTTTCATATAGACCACAAGTTTAGTCTTCATGAAGGTTATAAGAATGATGTGGATGTGAGGGTCATGTCTGCAAAAGAAAATTTACAAATATTGTCGCAACACGAAAACTTATCAAAACAACAAAGGTGTGATATAGAATTAAATGAATTAATTCAAAACACACGATATTTATATGAAATATAATAAACTTATCATGAGAAACAAAAACAACAAGAATGTCCTGATAGAAAGTGGATTACGCAATATACGTGCGTTGGCTGAGAGATATCCGAAAGCCAAAATCTACTTTCATCAGGACCTTTGACGCTAGATGGGGTTACTACCGCGTTAGCGATGAAGAATTATTTGGAAGACAATGGAATCAAAGTAGTTGATTCTGAGATTATCCAATATGGTGATAAAGAGTTTGCAATTAAGAAGCAAGATGCGACAGGTGATACGATGCCAGTCTTAGTTGACTTTGCTCACGGTAAACCGATGTTCGTAATTCATACTGACCACCACGATAGTCAAAGTGGTGTTGAGGGTGATACTGCAACTTCATTTAGACCTTCACGTTCTAACGTTGCGACCATCTCACAGATTATGTCACCAAAGGAAATATTTCCAACTGAAGATATTACACTTATCTCCACTGTGGATTCTGCCGATTTCTCAAGATTTGGATTGACTCCTGACGATATTATGAACTTTGTTTTCAAATTGGAAAAGGATAAGACTCTTCAGAAAAATAAAATGGCTTTGGGATTGGCAACTAACAAATTGATGTTGGCTTACAAAAACAAACCAGGTTTTATGGAAGAGTTAGTGATGACATCTAAACCATCATTGTTAAACATCTTTCAAAATATTTTAAAGATTGCAAAACGTGAAGGTTTTGCATCTCCACAAATGATGAGAGCAAACCAACAGGACTACGTGAAAGCACAAAGTGAGAGTCCAAACGTAAGATATGAAGATGGTATCATCATTCAATATGGTGGTGGTTCAATGTTTAGACCAGGTTCATACGACAGATACACACCATTTAAAAATAATCCTGAAGCGGACTTCTTAGTTATTGCTTGGCCGATGGGATTGGTTCAGGCATCGTGTAACCCATTTAAGTCGGACCGTGAATTGAAGGGTGTGAACTTAGGTGAGATTGCTCAAGAGGTATTAGAAAAATGGAGAAGTCAGTTGGAGGAAAAGGTTATTCCTTTATCAACGATTAAGTGGGTATCGGAAACATCTGCAAAAGATGGTTCGGTAGGTTTTACCAATGCAGACTTGGAAGCGTTCTATGGAAAGAAGATACGTTCAATGGAAGGTGGTGAAGAGTATATGGAAAACCTAAAACAAATTATGGATAAGCCATTCTCTAAACTAACTGATGAGGAAATGTCGATTTTGGATAGGTTAGGTGTTCCTGCTTGGGAGATGATTCAAGCGAACTCAGGAGGTCACAAATGTATCACCAACATCTCTGCGTTGAACTACTTTGGTAGAAGTAAGAGACCACCTCAGGGTAAATACAAATACCGTAAAGATAGTGGTGATGCACCGTATGTTAAGTTCGCTAAGATGATACAAGCGGAGTTTGTAAGAAAGTTAAAAGAAAAGATAAACGAAAGTAAATCAGAATAATGAGAAGGAGACTTTGTCTCCTTTTTTTATACCCAATTGTTCGGAACTTCCACCAGCGATTTCTAAAACCTTATCTCCGAAACCTCTGTAAGATTCACATTCCAATTCATTTTCACATGGTGGACAGTCAGGGTGGATGGTTGTAATGGTATCACCATCAATGAATATAATGTCTAAAGGTATGATACAGTCGAACATCCAGAAAGATTGTTCCTGTTTAGATGGCATCGAGAAAAACATTCCTTGAT